ACAATTAGTAAATTGTTAATCGTAAATAAACGAGAAGTCGTTGATACTAAAGTTGAGCCATTGGTATTTGATGTATTGCAGGCCGGCGGTGATGGCGTTACAAGAGAATTGACTTTAGCTGGCAAAGTACCTAAATCTATACAAGCCGATGCATTTACAAAAGGTACTGGTACAACTATTGAATCCAACGATGCAAATGCAACAGCTGCAGTAGATGGAGAAACGTCTGATAACAAACCGACGCCTTCATTAGCAACGACATATAGTCAAGCAGATAGAAAATCATACACGGATGATTATACGGCAGAAGCATTTAGTGGTTATAAAGAACTTTTTGCGCAGTTTATAACATCGAATGATGCAGCTGATCAAGTTAAGACAAATAAGATTGCAGCAATTTATCCGTTAGAACTGAGTATTACGTTAAACGGTATAAAAGGATTTAAATTCGGTGATTTAATCAGCGCGAAGAATCTGCCAAAACTATATAGAAATGCTAACAACGGATTGCGTTTAGCGTTTACCGTAACAAAAATAACACATACGGTTGATAATAATGATTGGAAGACGTCATTAACAACGACCTGTAGATTACAGCCGGAGTAATATGCCACGTCCAATATATTCACCGTCAAATAAAATACGTCAAAGTTATACTCAAGGAAAGGAGTATGCAACAGCTGATGACCGATTAGAATATATAGGACCATATCATGTATATCCTAACGGAGCTGTGTTTACAGGCTTTAAACCATCTAAATTTGATAGAGAACTAATTAAATATACAACTGTATTTAATGATGAGAATACATCTAGGTATGCACAAATAACAAACCGTCAGTATAACAATCATACTGCACCAAAGTATTTTTATCCTAAGCCTACAATTAAAGATTACCAGGCCGGATTTATTGAACGATACTTTGTACAAAAGAAAAATGATCGTAGCTTAATATATGAAGTTTCACTTAATGATTTTCGTAATGTTAACAAACAAAACAAGCAAGGCATTAATGGCCAGTTATATTCAGAGCTGCGATTAAAATGGCTTCTGGTTGGTTCACTTGATGATATATTTGCTACAAATAAGCGTGTTGTAACGGTAAACGAACAGCGTATGCCAGGTATAACCAGATACCTTTCTGACTTTACAGAATTTTCTAAATAATTTGTCATTATAAAATTTATCTCTTATATTTAAGAGATGATAGTTGAGACTGCTGAAGAGTTTCAGATTGTAAAAGATGTAGTAGCATCTGGCGATTCGTTTTGGATACCAATGTACTCTGACGTGTTTCGGCATTACATGCATAATGATATTAGTTTTCTGTACATATATTCAATATCGGAAGATAGAGACTTTATCATATCTTTCCGTCATATGGACTGCATTAGCCATCAAAGAGAACGTATACACGAACTGGTAAGTGACCATGATATCTTTGTATTAGCTAAGAAGCGATTCTGTTATTTCTATCCGTATTCATGTATAGATGCCGATATGGTAGCATGGTGGCAGACGCATAAAATGTTACCATTAGATGATACGAATACGGCTGCACATGAAGCATGGAATCGATGGTGGTACAATGAGACAAATACAAATGACTGGTTACCAATTACACGTCATATCGAACGGTGTGTGTCGATGCGTGACAAGTTTATGGAATCGTATCGGTCATTTACAAAGACAGATGCATTTGAACAGTATGAGCATCTATCTGTAGATAACTTTTATGCAATTGAAGTCTCTGGCATAGCAGTTGATAGAGCAGTATTTGACGAAAAGTTAAAGTCAGATGCATTACAAGGGTATAGAGCATTTACAGAATATAATTTGTATACAGTCACCGGCCGACCGTCAAACAAGTTCGGCGGCGTTAACTATGCTGCATTAAATAAAGAAGATGGTAGCCGAGCCGCATTTGTAAGTAGATTTCGCCGCGGCATAATGTTAGAAATGGACTTTGATGCATATCACGTTCGGTTAATTGCAGATATGATCGATTATCAGTTGCCAGATGGTTCAGTTCATGAATACTTCGGTAAACAATATTTCGGTAAAGATCAGTTAACTGATCAGGAATATGAAGAAAGCAAACAAATTACATTCCGTTTGCTTTACGGCGGCATTGATGATGATTTTGCAAAGATTCCATTCTTTGGTAAGGTGCGTACATTTATAAGAAGTACATGGCATGAATTTAAAAAGTCTGGTGTTGTTCATACGCCATTGCTGCAGCGGCCTATGTTCATAGACAAGTTGCCAGACATGAATCCAAATAAATTGTTTAATTATATTCTGCAGGCAACCGAAACGGAGCGTAATATTCAAGTGATATCAAATGTAATAGAATACCTACAGGACTTTAAAAGTATGCTAGTTTTGTACACATACGATTCATTATTATTTGATTTTGATTTAGATGACGGCGGCAATACAGTTGATGAGTTAATTGATATAATCTCTGAATCAGGAAGGTTTCCAGTTAAAATAAAAGCCGGCTCTAATTATGATTCGATGAAGACGATGAATCGTTAATCGAGCCAATATTTATATAAAACTAGAAAACTATTATATCGCATGGATACGGAAAAAATCATAAAAGAGTGGTTTTATAGACTACCAAAAGGTTATGCTGAAGCTCCATATAGTAAAAATGAGTTAGAAGTATTAGACACGGTAATGGCAGAGTTTAATATATCGCACAAAAAGCATGAAGTAATATTGGAAGCGACTAGCGATAAGGCAGATATAAAAGATTTAATTGCTAATACTGAATTTACCGAAGAAGAGTTAGATGAACTAAGATCGTTTATAGTATCAATAGGTTATCGTAAATCTCTTATTCCATACTTAACATCAAAAGGTATGGTACCGAGCGCGTATCAGTTAGGAAATAGAGCTGTTAAAGTAATATTTAATCGTATAGCTCAACTGCCTAATATAGTAGATGTACTTAAATATTTTGAATCGCCTCCCGATTTATCAATAAGCTCAACGCCGTTTAAAGGTAATATTGTAGACCAATCTGGCTTACCTAGTGAAACGATTGGCGAGTTAATGCAGATTCAGCCTGGCGCAGACGCCGGCGGCAATTCAACTGGACCGGCTGAGGTAGCATTAGCACTTTTATTTAACAATGTTTCTAATAAGCAAGGCGGGGGAGATTTAGAAGTTGATGGCCGTACGCTTGAAGTAAAAGGTAAAGAAGCAAGACTCGGCTCTCAGGCGCGCGGCAAAAAGACGCTAGAGTCATCATTCATTGGTTATTTATTATACTTAATTCATGAAAATGGAAAAATTTCTGATGAGGTATATGATCAATATATGAACGATACTGATCATAGAAATATCGCAATAGCAGTGCGTGATTTTTACGAAATATTATTAGATGCTGGTACTGACAAATCTTTTATAGTAGAGAATATTCAAAAAGGAATCGCTGGCATTTTCTTTGAAAATAAAGGCGTTACTAACAAATATATTAATTCTAATACAGACTTTACTGATGCAAATAAAATTATGAAGCAAATGGTAAAGATTAACTTAGAAGCGTATATGGAAAAAATTAAAGTAGATAGTATCTTATTTCACTTGTATCGTCCAAATAAACAAAATTTTGATTTTGTTATTATAGATAAAGCCGATGTTGATACTGCGGTAGAAGATGGGACTATACGATTAGGTTCTAAAAAGAAAGAAGGTAGTTTTTTCTGGCACGATACTAACCCAGGTGTAGTATTGACTTTATGAGGGGAGATGTAGTGAGAACACAATTATTATGCACATTTGCACATAGAAAAGACTTAGACTTAATAGTTGATTATGTATCTAATGCATACACGATTACAGAACGACGCATGTTTGTATTTTGCAATGACGACCGGCAAGATGATTTATACGTGACATACAACGTTGAACCGGATGATTATCGTAAGACACCAAACACGATTATGATACATCGTAAAAAAGAGACAAATACGTTGTATACAGTAAATGCATTGAACACGGTCATTCGTTTTGAAAATAACGGCGTGTTAGATAAAAAATACCAAATCGATTGGAATCGTTATCGTAATTCATTAATTTTAAGTGATGATGGTGAGTTGCGTCATATTTATTTAAGAATGGTTAAAAAGATTTCATTATGAATTTAAAATCAAAATATAAGCGCTTATTTGAAGGTAAGCAACGTAGCAATGATAAATCATTGTTGCGAGAAGCAGTAGAATTGCAACCAGTTCAGTATTCAGATGCAGGCCTAGAACGCGTGTATGGTAAAGATGAAATTCAAGTTGGAGTACAAGGCAATAAATTCTTTGTTTCAGATAAACGTTATTCTAAAGGCCGGCCGATTCATCTTACTAAATTAGATTTTTCATATGTAGGCATGTCCAGTCGTTTATATGCAATTTATTTATATGACCGTAATTCTAGAAACTGGACTATAAAAATTAGTGGTCATCGTTCGGATGATGTATGGAATACTATGGCAATGTCAGCAGGCTTTAAAAACGGACGTGAAGCAATACAGAAATGTAATATTGAAGTTGAATCTACGGAGTTTGATGTATCATGATACGAATGCAAGATTTACTCAAAGAGGCAGATGCAAAAGCAGCTGATTCATTTGGAACGTTTTTTGTAAAAATGTTAGCAGTACGTGATCAAGCACATGTGTACCATTGGCAAACAGAATCATTTGCACAGCATAAAGCATTTGGTGAGTTTTATGACGATTATTTAGAGTTAGTAGATGAAATTGCAGAAAATATTATGGGCGTCAAAGAGCGACCAAAAATTGGTAAGGCGACAATTACATTGGAAGACTATTCTGATTCGGCCATCAAAGCATATCTGGAGGATGCTAGAAAGTTATTTACAGATGAGTTACGGTCCATTGTCGATGAACAATATAGCGGTATATTTAATTTGGCGGATGAAATCACGTCGCTAATTAATAAAATGCAATACTTATTGACACTGAAATGAAAAAAATTAAAAAATACTTTTGGGAATATTGGATTCGGCCATGGCATCCGGTCTAAATAAAACCTAAACAGTAAAATAACAATTGAAAACTTTTTTAACATTTCTCTTTGACGAAAGAGAGATATTACTTATATTTAAGAATTATTAATTAACCACTTAAAAGGATAAACAAATGGCAATTGATTTAGAAGCAATCAAAGCTAAGCTTAACAAGCTGCAAACGACGACCACTCGTCAAAACAATTTATGGAAGCCTGAACCAGGCAAGCAAACCGTTCGAATCGTTCCTTATCAGCACGATCGTGCGAATCCATTCCAAGAACTTTATTTCCATTACGACTTAGGCAAGAAGAATTACTTGTCTCCGGTGACTTATGGCAATGCAGATCCTGTAGTAGAATTTGCAGATAAACTTAAGTCATCAGGTAACTCTGACGAATGGAAGTTGGGTAAGAAGCTCGAACCGAAAATGCGTACATATGTACCTGTAATTGTTCGAGGTCAAGAATCTGAAGGTGTTAAGTTTTGGGGATTCGGTAAGACAGTATACACCGAATTGCTCGGATTTATCGCCGATCCAGATTATGGCGATATCACAGATCCAATGGGAGGCCGTGATATTGTAGTAGAGTTTACACCATCTGAAGCAAAAGGATCGTATCCTAAAACATCGATTCGTGTAAAGCCAAATACATCTCCTATTACAGAAGATAAGAATGTGGCTGAACGAATTGCTAATCAGCAACCAGATCTCAAGGTTATTTTTAAAGAGCCTTCTTATGACGATCTTAAGCAAGCATTAGAAAATTGGCTTAACCCAGAAGAGGGTGAGTCAACGGATAGTGAACCTGCTACAACAACAAATGAAGCAACTCAGCCAGTGGCTAGTAAAGTTGATGATGTGAGTGCTGCATTTGATCAGTTATTCAACGACTAATAGGAGTTACATATGTCTAAATCGAAAAGCGCTCTAGCAGACGACTTGGCCTCAACAGTAGGCGATGACCTTAATAAGAAATTTAAAGGTACTGGTTTTCAAACCGCATTCTTTCTCGATCGGGATACTGCATCCCCATCTGAAGTCCGCGGCTGGGTAGAAACTGGTTCGTCTATGCTAGACCTAGCAATTTCGAATAGACCCGAAGGCGGATTTCCAGTAGGACGTATAACAGAGATTACGGGACTTGAGGCGTCAGGTAAATCATTATTGGCAGCACATGCATTGGCAAACACTCAACAACAAGGTGGGTTGGCAGTGTATATTGATACAGAAAATGCTGTTAGTAGAGAATTTCTTGAAGCAATAGGATTGGATCTATCTAAAATGTTATATGTGCCTCTGGAAACCGTTGAGGATATATTTGAGGCTATTGAAAGCATAACAGAATCTGTCCGTAAATCGAACAAAGATAAATTAGTTACAATTGTCGTTGACTCTATCATGGGTGCATCGACTAAGATTGAAATGGCTAAGGAGTTTGATAAAGACGGATATGCAACGGCAAAAGCGATCATTCTTTCAAAAGGTATGCGTAAGCTTACTAACATGATCGGACGTGAGCGCATTTGTTTGATCTTCACAAATCAGTTACGTACACGCCTAGGCGTTGCGTTTGGTGATCCTTATACTACATCTGGTGGTAAAGCAATTCCGTTCCATGCTTCGGTACGGTTACGGTTAAAGTCAGTTGGGCAAATTAAAATGAAGAAGGATGGCGTCGATCAGGTCATCGGAATCAAGACAAGAGCTCAAGTGATTAAAAATAGAATGGGTCCGCCGCTTAAGTCGATCGACTATGATATCTACTTTGAATCAGGTATTGACAATTACGGTGGCTGGCTCAATGTCATGAAAGATTATAAGCTTGTTTCTCAGGCAGGCGCGTGGTATACATATACAGCTAATGATGGCTCTGATATTAAATTTCAAAGTAAAGACTTTGAAAAGAAAATGACAGAAGATCCTGAATTGAAAGCGGAAGTGTATGCTCGAATTTGCGAAGCTTATATCTTGAGATATAAACCAGGCGAGGATATCGGAATTGATGATATCGAAATTGATGATGAATTTGTTAGCGAAGAAGGTTAATGAACAAGCGATATTTAGATATTTTACGAGAGGTAGAAAAGGAACACGAACAGGGCAAGGGGTCAAGTAGAGACAGCCATCTTTTAATTATCGACGGTTTGAATACATTCATTAGAGTGTTTTCTGCCGTACCTGCCTTGAACGATGACGGAGATCATATTGGCGGCGTAACGGGCTTTTTAAGGTCCGTTGCGTCCGTCATCCGTCAACATAAGCCTACTAGATGTATTATTACATTTGACGGAAAAGGCGGTTCACGCCGCCGAAAAGATCTTTATCCCGACTATAAAGCAAATCGGGCAAATAAGACCGCTTTTAACCGTCATAATGAATTCGCATCATTAGCCGATGAACAAGAATCAATGAAGCGACAATACGGTCGTTTAATACAATATTTACAGTGTTTGCCGGTATCACTATTAGCAGTTGACAATATTGAAGCGGACGATGCAATTGCATACATCGCCAATGAATTGTATACATCGGATGATGAGCGAGTTACGATATGCTCAACGGATAGAGACTTTTTGCAATTGGTCAATAATCGAATTTCTGTTTGGAGTCCGATTAAGAAAAAATTGTACACGCCAGATCTCATGCGCGAAGAATTTGGATTTGCTCCTGAAAATTATTTATTGTATAGAGCATTTACAGGTGATAAATCAGATAACATTCCAGGCGTGCAAGGCGTAGGTGCAAAAAGTTTATTGAAGTATTTTCCTATGTTTGTAGAAAATAGAGAGTTGACAATAAACGAAATTGTAGATCATGCATCGAATGCAGAAAAGTCATATAAGGTATATGAGAGAGTAAAAGAAGGACGTAGTGATTTAGAACGTAACTATAGATTAATGCAATTGAAAGAAGTTGACATCGACGGCCGTGCTAAAGCTATTATACGAGATACGGCATATGGCGATATTCACCGTATGAATATTTTAGAATTTAAGAAAATGTTTATGGTCGATAAAATGTACACAGTTATCAAAGATTTGGATAGTTGGCTTTCATCGTCATTTAATACATTAAATTCTCACGCTTCTCTTTGATTTTTAATTTAGTTTACTTATAATTAGAGTATGACGGATAGATTAAGTTCATACGGTTATAATTTTCAGATAAAAGTTATAACAGCACTATTAACAGATAAAACATTTCTTCAGCAAATATCAGATATCCTTTCTCCATCATACTTTGAAAGTGAAGCTAATAATTGGCTTATAGAACAAATTTTACAATACAATGAGGATTATAAAGGCTCGCCGACATTAGAGGTCCTTAAGGTAAAGTTAGATGATGTTGAACATGATGTACTTAAAACACAGATTGTGCAGCATCTCAAAGATGCATGGAAGTATACGGAATCGACTGACTTAGAATTTATTAAACAGCAAGCCTTAGATTTTTGCAAAAATCAAGAAATTAAAAAGGCAATTTTAAGTTCAGTTGAATTACTTAAATCTGGTAAGTATGAGGAGATTAAAGCACGTGTTGATGATGCATTAAAAGCCGGCGCTGATAAAGATATCGGTCATGAGTATATGATTAATATCGAAGAGCGATATTCGGATGCAGTGCGATTCGTACAGGAAACGCCATGGGAAGTAATCAATGAATTAACTGATGGCGGCCTAGGTAAAGGTGAGTTAGGCGTAATGGTTGCGCCTGCAGGTATTGGTAAGTCATGGGCATTAATGAATATTGGAGCTCATGCCGTAAAGACAGGTAAGACAGTATTACATTATACACTAGAGCTTAATCAAGCGTATGTAGGACTTCGTTATGATTCTGTTATAACAGGTATTGCTAATCAGAACCTAAAACATTATCAGGAAGAAGTGAGAGAACAGTTGTCAAAGATTGAAGGTGATTTGATTATTAAATACTTTCCTACAAAGACCGTATCTGTAATGGGGTTGCGTGCGCATATTGAAAAATGTATCATGCAAGGCAAAAAGCCAGATGTTATTATTGTAGACTATGCGGATCTGCTACGAGGCCATGGCCAAGAAAAACGTCATGAACTTGAAGGCATATATGAAGACCTAAGAGGTTTGGCTGGTGATTATGAAATACCTGTATGGACAGCATCTCAAGCTAATCGATCGGCACTTGAAGAAGATGTTATTGATGCTAGTAAAGTTGCCGAATCGTATGGTAAGGTGATGGTAGCCGACTTTATTATTTCCTTATCTAGGAAGGTACAAGATAAATTAGCAGGTACCGGACGTTGGCATATTATCAAAAATCGTTTCGGCCCAGACGGCATTACATTGCCGAGTAAGATGAATACATCAAATGGTCAATTTAACATTTATACAGATACGTCTGTAGATGGTAAAGACACGAAAAAGCAAATGGAAAATGGAAATGAACTAGCTCGTAAGATGTTAGCAGCTAAATTCCAAGAAATAAACAATGACGGTTTTGAGTAAAAAATACGTACTTTTTGTATCAAAAGTAATAGGTTACTGGCATTCGATGTATATTTAATAATGCAAATACGTTGTTTTGTTGTAACCTACGGGTTACATGTTTACTCTTAAAAAGGACATAAATTATGGATGTTTCAAACAGAATTTTATCGGACATTACAGTCCACATGAAGTATGCCAAGTATAATGATGACTTGGAGCGTCGCGAGACGTGGGAAGAATTAGTTACACGTAACAAAGAAATGCATATTAAAAAGTATCCTGCATTACGTGATGAAATTGAAAATGTATATAAATACGTATATGATAAGAAAATTTTACCATCAATGCGTAGTTTGCAGTTCGGAGGTCGTCCGATAGAAATTTCTCCTAATAGGATTTATAACTGCGCATATTTACCAATCGATGATTGGAGAGCATTCGGCGAAACAATGTTTTTATTATTAGGAGGTACAGGTGTAGGATATTCTGTACAAAGACATCATGTAGAATCTTTGCCAGAAATTCGTAAGCCAAATGCCGACCGCCGTCGCAGATTTTTAATTGCAGATTCAATTGAAGGATGGGCAGATGCAGTAAAGGCATTGATGAAATCATATTTTTACGGCGGCTCAAAGTTAAAGTTTGACTTTTCAGATATTAGACCAAAAGGTGCTCGTCTAGTTACATCAGGCGGAAAGGCTCCGGGCGCACAGCCACTTAAAGAGTGTTTAGTAAAAATTGAAGGCATTTTGAATGAAAAGGCAGATGGTGATAAATTATCGCCAATTGAAACGCATGATATAGTATGCCATATTGCAGATGCAGTACTCGCCGGCGGTATTCGTAGAGCTGCTCTTATTTCTTTGTTTTCGGCAGACGATGATGAGATGATTGCATGTAAGTCAGGAGATTGGTGGGAACATAATCCACAGCGCGGCCGTGCAAATAACTCCGCAGTATTGTTACGTCATCGCATTACAAAAGACTTCTTTATGGATTTATGGAAGCGTGTAGAGTTATCTGGCGCTGGCGAACCTGGAATTTATTTTTCTAATGATAAAGATTGGGGAACTAATCCATGTTGCGAAATTGCATTAAGACCATTTCAATTTTGTAACTTATGTGAAGTAAATGTATCAAATATCGATTCACAGGATGACTTCGACGCTAGAGTAAAGGCTGCAGCATTTATAGGTACGTTACAAGCAGGATATACAGATTTCCATTACTTACGTCCAGTATGGCAACGTACGACAGAAAAAGATGCATTGATAGGCGTTTCAATGACAGGAATAGGATCTGGCACGGTATTGGGATATGATATCAAGACTGCTGCTCGCGTTGTCAAAAAAGAAAATGCTCGAGTCGCTGAACTTATTGGTATCAATCGTTCATCTCGTTGTACAACAGTTAAGCCTGCAGGCACTACATCATTGACATTAGGAACGTCATCAGGTATTCATGCATGGCATAATGATTACTATATCAGACGTGTTCGTGTCGGTAAGAATGAAGCAATTTATAATTACTTAATGGAACACCATCAAGAATT